CGGATATCTGAATGAAGCTTCAAAAACATAAGTCTTAGTTGTATCAAAAGAATATTCACCAGGAGTATAAGTAAGATTACGTACTATGTACTGCTCAGCCATGGAGTCATAATTGATTTCAAAACTGACTGTTCCGTAATCTTTCTCTCCACTATCTTCATCAAGAATATTTGCTTGGATTTGAGTAGTTCCATATTTTACTAAAGTAAATATAGTATCAACAGTATAATAAAATTCATTTTCATCTTGGTCATGTAACATAAGGTTAAATGAATTTATATCTTCAACATGTTCGGAATATTGAGAATATTTATATAAATTACTTACTTCATTCGTTGATACCCAACTATTATCTGAATAAGAAAGATTTGCAGAGAAATCTCCAACTGTATGAATTGTAGGTTCTAAACGACCACTAGCGCCAAGTATATTAGTAACCTCATTATTCGCCCCAATTTCCATTAAGCCATTTCCGTCAATAGAGCCTCCACCACCAGAGACAGTAGCCCATTCAACTCCATTCTCAGAGGAATTAACTACCAGAGCTTTACCAGCGTCTCCAGAAGTAATAGAAGGTAATTCTGCTTGCGGGATGTCAGTCTTGAGTGCGACTGTGCTAGTATCAACGCTGATTGTATCGTTGGCAATGTTGATACCTGTACCTGCGGTATAAGAAGAACCACCTGATGTAGGTGTAGTTAATTCTCAATTACCATTTGAACCAATGGTAATAACCTTACCTACATCATTTGCGGAAGAATTAGATAAAGCTTTTTGAATATCTTCGAGGGTAGCAGTCGCATTTGACCACCCGTAAGAGCCATAAGTTCCAGGTATTGTTGAATATGTATATAGTGGCATACCTGGTACTATGAATCGACTAAGCTTACCAGTATTTGTTGTCCTATCAAGAACAGTATTACCTATAAATGGCGATAAGTTGTTTAGCATAACATAGGTAACATTCGCCTGAGCATAAAAAGTAAGTTTTACATAATAATAACCACCATAATGTAATATCGCAGGTGCATAAGAGAAATTCTTACCCTCAGCAAGTAACTGTTGTAACTTAGTAGTCAAATTATTTGAATTAGAAGTGATAGGACCGTCTAATTCAAGATAATAATCTAAGTTAATGTCTGCTCCTCCACCAGAAGCAGGAGTAATCCACTCTACGCCATCTTCTGTAGAATTAACTGCTAATACTTTACCAGTATCACCTGCGGCAATGGCTGGGAGTTCATCTGCGGGAATATCTGATTTTAATGCTACTGTATTAGTATCAACAGAAATATTTCCGTTAACATCAATTCCTATGCCACTTCCAGCCTTATATTGTTTTAATTTTGTACCAATTACATTGTAATTTTCACCCGTATGACTAACTGCTAATCCAACTATATCTAATGGACCTAGAGTATTATCAAGGGTTACACAATATATGTAGTGGTCAGTTTTATCAACTCGTAAAGGATACATTCATTGGAGATTAGTTGTTCCATATACTTTAAATGGATATAAATCAAGCCCATAAACTGTCGCATTTCATAAATATTCTTTATCTTCATTTGAAATGCCATTTAAAATATTTACAAAATTTGCGGTAATAATTTTAATTGTATCTCCACTACCAGAAGGAGAAATTCATTCTACACCTGTTTCACCGCTATTAACCGCAAGCACCTTACCCGCATCGCCAGAAGCAATAGTAGGTAATTCATCTTCTGGTATATCGGTTTTCATAGCCACTGTATTATCTACACTAATTGTGTTATTAGTAATATCAATACCTGCGCCAGCAGTCAATGTATCCTGTTTACCCGCCAAATCTGTGTTATTAACATAACCTGCGTCATTAGTGAAAGCACTTACGTTAGTAGGTACCTGAACAGTAGATGAAATAACACCTTCATCTATTTCAATACCTGTACCCGCAGTATAAGTTTCTCCAGTAGCCGCAGAGATAACACCATTTTGAATAGTAATGTTCGCTCCAGGAGTAAGAGAATCTTGTTTACCGCTTAAATCTGTCTTAGTAGCTAAGACTGTAGTATCTGCGCTAATAACATTGTTTTCCTTAACGAGTCCAGTACCAGCGGAAATAGATGAACCTGCGGCAGAAATAACATTGTTCTCAATTGTGATGTTAGCACCTGCGGTCAAGGCATTCTGTTTACCTGCCATAGCCGCGTCAACATAGTGACCATCAACATAGTTTGAATCGTTAACCAATTCAGAAGTCTTGGAAGGAACTTCAACGGTAGAACTAATGACATTATTTGTAATATCAATTCCTTCTCCCGCTGTGTAATACACAGGTTCTCCTCCTCCGCCAACTACTGAAATGCGGTTATTTGCGTCAATTGTGATACCATCACCTGCGGAATAGGTTGTATCAGTAGCAGAGATTACCATGTCATTGCTAATCTGGATATTCTCACCAGCGGAATAAGAACCAGACTGACCATTAAGCAATTCCGCACTTGTAGTGCCTGACGCGTCTTGCACTGTAATTCTTGCGCCATCAGATGTCTGTTCAACGTAAGCTATTGGACTTACGCCATCATCACCTTTTGGCCCTTTAATGTTTCCAATTAAATACTTTGCCATTTACTCTTCCTCCGTTATCAAATAAAATCCGCCTGTTTCAGCGTCATATTCTCAGACCTGATCTGTCTCAACAAAGCATGTTCCATTTTCATATAAATCAAAGACGAAATCGCTTAATTCTTTGTCAGGAACACTACTATTAGACCATTCACCTGTTGAATTATCATAAGTTCCAATGAACTTGAATACGTTTAATTTTCCACTAATCTCTTGGAGCATTTGCTATATCCTCCAAAAGAGTAAATCTTTCCGCATTAACAAAAGTGGAAACACTTCCATCAACAGTGATTATTTTCAAGTCGTATAAATATGAACCGCATCGTAAATCTTTTGTTGTCTCAGGTGTGAATACTATATTCTTACCAAGGTCAGTTTCAATAGTAAGAACTGGTGCTTCATCACTGTAAGACCTTTTCAAAGCGAAGATTATCTTGTCACCCTCTTGGGTTTCATAATCTTGGATAATAGGTCTGAACTCAGCGGAATCTCCTCTAGTTAGCCAGACCTTATCGTTTTCAACTCTAAACATTTTCTTTGGCCTCCGTTTCCTTAATTTCTACCCAGAAGTTACCGTTCTCATCTAGCTCAAAAGTAGCATCGGAGTAACTACCACTGCCCTCAATAACATACATATCCCCATTCTTTTCGCATTCAAATGTAAATAATGGCATACTAACCTCCTAGGACTGGAATTATTGTGCATCTGCAATTGGGATGGAACGGAGGACAATTCGTTCCCTCTTCCATTTCCATAATCAGAATCTCTTTGCCATCATGCTCAGAGCATTCCTCACATGGATATACATATATTTTTTTGCCAATATTGCGGACAAGCTCTGTTGCCGCAATTACTCTAAATCTCTCAATTCCAGCCTCTTTGTATCTATCAATAGCAGATTGGTTATATACATGCGCCAATTCTGTGCGGACAAGGGATTTGGCTCGTCCAAAAGACTGATTGTATTTATCTTGAATCATCATAGCTACTTCATCAGGGTTAGTTCCCCTAGTGATAACATCAATCAAGCCTTTCTCTAAATCCTCAGCTAACTTCTCCGTATTACTTCAGATGCGGTCAGACCATTTCTTACCGTCTCCGCACCAGATACTGTTGACAACGTATTTAGCCTTAGTGCCAAGGACAGGACTATTCAAATCAATTTGTGTCATAGATTTCTCTACTCCTACGCCATGATTAGTAATAGCCCAATACTTAGGATTCTCATTGAAATACTTCTGAACATCATAATACATATCATTTAATTCTTTATTAAAGATAGGTTGTTCTTTTTCTCCAAGAGCAAGAAGATTTCTATTCAAATCACTACGGACTTGCCAATATCTATTGTATTTATATAAGTCGTTAATCCTTGGTTCGCCATTTGCGCCCTCTTCTTTAATTTTCATATACAAGGCTAACAACTCTTTTTTGTTTTCCTCTAATGAGTATTTATATAGCTTAGCTAAATGCGCATCAAGCTTCCCTATACGTGGGTCCAAGACCGCATTCTGCATAAGCATTAAACGTTTTTCCCAATAATTACTCATCTACTTCTTCTTCTGTTGGCGCAAAGCTATAAAGCGAACTATTCTCTTGTCTCTCTTTCTTTAACGCATCAACTTCTGCGTCAATATCTGTAATGAATGGTAACTGCGCCAAAAGTGTCTTTTCAGAAACAAGGCCACGTAAGTTATTAACCATATTCACATCAGCCTCAATATCTTCTGGAAGATTACGAGTAAATTGAATCTGGATATCTCTCCAAGCTTCTTCGCCAGAAGTAAGATTAAGTATCTGACAGATTAACTCAATACGGCGTTGCAATGTTTTGGTCATAGCTTTTTCAATCTGACCTGCTTTGTTTTCAAAATTTAAGAGTTTATATTTGATAGCTATTCCACTCTGAGTTCCAAAAGCTTCATCAGTAAAATCAGGACAGGCCGCAATTTCTCTTATAGTATTGCGGATGTTCTCTAACATATTCTCAATCTGAGTATCACTGATATTCTTATTTAAGAACTCAGCATTTCCTCCTTCTGGAAGCACAAGAACTCTGTTAGAACGCATAAGGTGTAATTGTTCCTCGTCTACATCTGCGATACCTTCCAGAATCATGTAACTATCAACGAATGCTTGGAAGTCATCGACCTCTGCGGAAAGTAGAGTATTGTATGCATCCTGAAGGCTCATCACTTTATCAAATATACTCTTATGTTCTTCATTTAACTCAAAGACACTTACAGGAACCATTCCATAGAAATTAGGAACCATATCCAATAGAGTAAAACCAGAAAAATTCTGATTGGCCTCATAACTGCGGCATTCCCTTGCATCATAAACATCTACATAATATTTAGGACTTAATAAATCAGTACTATCTACTACATAAAATCTAATGACTGCGGCAAGGTCCTGTTCTATTGTATTTTCATATACTGGAATACATTCCCTTGGGTCCAATTTCTTAAAACGCTGATGGCCTTCAGCATCAATTCAATTTATTTCATATGCTAAACCAAAAATAAGCGCATCCTTTAATAAGGAAGCATCTTCCTGGCTAACATCGTTATAATTCAACACATCTTGAATGGCCTCAATATCCTCATCAGATGTGTATGTAATGTCAATACCCGTCATATAGCCAACGTATGTATTAACAATTTCATCCATGTAATTACTTACAATTTTGTTACATGGCTTGAAGTCATCTGATACTTGCTTCTGAAGTATCGCTTGCTTCCCATCATAGTAATTGAAGTACGTTTTCAATACTGGTAATTCCCTAGTGCGGAAAGCGTTGATGATTTCTCCTACCTCCATGGTGGAGAGTTGCTTGTCTCTATCTATGAAATACATTTAGAAATTTACCTCCTACAAACCGAGCAGACCTATGTTGAACGTCTTCAAGCTTCGTGCCGTATAGATGTCAGAGTAAGCATACCTAATCGCGTCTATGCTATGCGAAAAAGTGTGGTCCATCTTCTCACTATATTTCTCGGT